GGCTATAATCTACTAATATCATCAAAATGCTCCAAGCAAAATACATTCTTCATTAATACGTCCATTCGGTGCGGATGGTTTCGTAGTGAGTTTCTTTAGTGCACCATTCAATGCACGTTTACCCAGCGACAATCCCTTAAAGAATTCCTCTGGTTTACGCAGTGTCATCTGTTGTGATTCTTTAACATCAAAACCGATGATTGTAGTGCCTTTGACAGAAAGTGGATTGCCACCTTCACCTTTGTAAACACCGACACGACGATATTTGGTATTGTAATACCAAACTTCAGTTGAGCCAATAATTGTCTCTGGTTTAATAGACTTCAATCCAAGATCTGCAAACTCTCGCATAAACTTCATCTTAGACACCAGCTTAGTGGGTGACTGTGGTTTACGTTTACGTGGAGCACGACTTGCCTTAGCAGTCTGTACTTGCTGTTCGCAATCAGTAATAATATTGTTCACAAACTCCAAGAACTTCTTCATCTCACGTTTAGTGAAATTGGAATATCCTTCAACCAATTGTTCATCATCGCCAGCGATAACCTCAAGCAACTCTGCACGAAGACCATGAAACAACTCACCAATACGTTTAGCAATAGGTGCTGAAACTTCATTGGAAAGCAGATAATTCTTGGTGGAGAATGTAGAGGATTTATTAAGAACAAAGTCGTCAATTGCAGCTTCAATCTCACCAGCCAAGTCATGGGCTTTTTCTTCCATGCGTTCTTGGATGCTGACTACATTGGTAGGTGCATCAACTGTTTTCTTAATCTCTTTAACAGTTTTGTGTTTGGCAACTAGGATAGCAACACGTGACTCAAGAAGAGCCATGTGTTGTTCCGATAGTGTATTGCCATTGGCAAGCAGACGACACATGATACCAATTTGACGAACATCGAAGTCGCTTGCTTTGTTCAGCGCAAGAACTTCATTCTTTCGACCTAGTTTGGCAAAGTGTTCGATCGCATACTTGAGACGTTTCTTGTCGTCAGTATGTTCAGAGTACCAGACCAGAGCAGTACTAATATCAACATTGTAATTCTCTGGTCTGATTGTTGGCTCGTCTTTAATACGATTGAGTTCAGCGTGTGCTTTAGCTCGTTTTTTTGCAGCAGTAGCGTTCATAGGTTTGTAACCTCCATAATATATTATCTATTATACCGCAAATTCGAATTAAAGGCAACAATTATTTTGCAGTGATTTTCTCGTACAATTCCACGAAGTCCTCGTGGTCTGCAACCTCTTGCGCTAGATTCTGTCTATGATATGTCTTTGCAATCTTGGAAATAACTTTCTTAGGAATTTGCAAAGTATCAGACTGTTCTTTCACGATCTCTTTAATTAAATCTCGTTCAGCTTCAGTGCGAACCATTGAATTGCTAATCTCTTGAATAGCACCTTGTAAATCTTTTTTCTGTTCTGGTGTTAATGCGTAATTCATTTCTTACCTTTCATAGCGAAAAATCCAAAAATCCATAAAGTGGCAAACCACGTATAGATGTTACTTGGAATAGCCAACATCGGGAATAGTGTATTCAAAGACCAGATCGTAATCAGTGGTCCAAACACAATGATTGCTACAACAAGCGCAACAATCAAACCAACTTTAATAAAATCACTCATAGTTTAAATTCAACTTTCGTTACGGAGTCCCAACGAAAGGATCTCCATTCTTGCTTTTCTGTGTCAAAGACTCGTAGTGCGGATCCAGAATCCTTGCTAGTCGTTTCTGTCTTTGGGTGTTTATCTGTGGGAATTCTTGACTCGGCAAGGGTACAGAACATGTCTCTGTTTGTACCATCTTTCTTGGTGAAAGTAACACACACGTCTTTTGAGGTTTCATCTCGTAGAACTCCTAGTGTCCATGTTTTAAACTCTTCGAATTCTTTTTCATTTTTGAGTACTGTTTGAAATGTCATTATGTAAATTTTCCTTCATGTGATTAATAAATGGTGTAAAGAACTCTACAAACTCTCTGGTATCAAAGAAAGATGTGTGACCAGATTCAGTTATAATTTTACCAGTAACTTCATCAGTGAGTTTAGAGTTGATTGTAAATTCAATCAAATCATACTTGTGTTCTTTGATAACGATTTTCTTTAGTAGTCCAGCACGATAGAACTCTGATTCATAATTAAGACTCATATTAGTTCCTATAGGTTAAATATAAAACTATTATACACTTTCATTTCTTACAAAGCAAATTTCTTTAGCACCTGATTGGCTTGCGTAAAGTCTTGCAGATCTTGTTCTACTAGTTCGTATTTTACCAGACTCTCTAGGACATCTACCATGTCTTGCAATTCTTCATTAAGAGCAGATTTCCACTCATCGTAAACTTGTATGTCTTTGATGCTCCACATGATGTCCAGTAACTTTACTTGTCCTGCAGTCAAACCATCAATTGTAATCATACAACTTCCTTAATGTTAGACCATTTTGCAAGTTTAGCCATTTTAGCATTTTTGGCACGATAGACAGTCATCTCATCCACCATGTTACTTGCAATTAACAATTCAATCATACAAAGTAAATCACCCACTTCTTCTTCAAGATGCTCTTTGTTTGTTACACCATTGTAACTGCCAGTCATTCCAAATCTAAACACTTTACTTATCGCTTGCGTAACTTCAGCACACTCTTCCTGAGTGATCAATAAGATTTCTTTATTTGTTTCTATCAATTCTTTATTCAAAATTAAAACTCCTTACCCAATCAAATTTAACATCTTCAGATTTTAACCACCTCATTGAAATTCTTTTACTGACTTCATGGCTAATTAAAATCCAGTTCTTTTCATTGGAGAATTGAACAGTTTCAGCCACTTTAACAATCTCAACAATTTTGTCATTTAACTTAGCAACTAAAACAGTCATAATACTCTCCATAAATTATTAATCCCAACTCTTTCTATCACCATATTCTTCATTATAATCATACCCTGCATGATATGCTTCGATCTCAGCATCAGTAGTTGCTTCAATGCGTGGACCAGACATACCACCAACACCACCACGATGTGGGTTACGATCACGACCATAATAAGAGTCAGCTGAACCACGATCGAAAAACGATCCATGACTCTTATCAAAACGGAAAGTTGCCACTTGTGCTTCCTTATAAGTCATTTTCATGCTGTAACCCTTTCATTCCAACGCTGTTCAACAATTTCATTCACAAACTCTACTGGACAATTAAGAGCATTTGCGATTTCCTCGCAAGACCACTTAGTGGTGTCAAGCAAATAGTTAATATTTTCCCAAAGTTCTTTCATTGCAGCCATATTAAATCCTCACAATCAAACCATAAACATAAACAGCCAACAAACCTACGTTGACTACCACTAAACTTGCACGCTTAATTCTGATAGCCCACACTAACCACAGCACAGAACCGATATTGAACAGATAGATGTTCAATGGATCGATAGAGAGTGCAGTGGCAATTGCAGCACCAACAGTAACTATCGTGGCTGACCACTCTAAAATTGCATTCACTTTTTCATTTTTCATACAACTATTATACCGTATCCTGCAATTAAAGACAACAACTTTCTGGATGCAAAAAACCCCTGTAAAAACAGGGGTTTCGGGGGGCTAATAACCCTACAACGTATAAGGGATTAGTCGTTTCGGCTATTTCTATGTGTTGGATCTCCAGCTTCAAACACTGGCATTGTTGTAGCATTAGCGAGTGGAGATGTTTCGAAGTCAAAACCAAATCCATTTTGTGATGGAGGTGGAGCCATTGGTTTTGGTGGCATCATACCAGCCATACCCATTGGTTTTGGAGCAGGAGCAGTAGGTGTAGGCGCAACTGGTGTTGGTGGTTTATCCCAACCTTTGTTTGCAGCTTGTAGCGCTAACTTCTGTGCATCTTTATCTCCACCTGCCAACATGATACCTGACAGAGTACCAGTCAAGAATGTAGCGATAGGAATAATCAACTCAAAGAACTTCTGGTCGATAGGACTAATAGCGTTCAATGGTTGAGAAACGAAGATAATAGAATATAGAACAACGAAAACAATTCCAACAAGGGTAAATGATAAACAGATACCGATGAAGAATTTCAGACGAGCCATTAATTGCTCTTCTGTATACATTAGATTATGATCACTCATTTGCATGCTCCTGTGGTTGGCGCTGGTGCTGATGCTGGCTTAGCAACTTCACCCTCTTTTGGTGGACCGAGACGTGGATCTCTCTGTCCTTTAAAAATATGTTCTGGACAAGTTCTATTGACGTCACATAGTGGCATCTTACAGATTTCTTTGTCCCAGTTTGCGGGGTTTTGACATGGGTAACGGAAAGTTTCTTTACTAACCATGGCAAAGCCAATAGGAATTAGTAGCAAAACTGCCAATGCCCACAATAAGTGTTTATCGTTCATTATCGCTCCTTGTGATTATTTATTACTTGCTGGTAGCGTGATATACACCATCCCAATTACTTGGCTTACCACCTTGCAATCTTTCTAACATTAACTCATAATATTGTTTTAGCGTGCTATCTTCACTAATTAACTGCTCGCATAACTTTATTGCTTTCTTCCAATCTCCAGAATAATATGCATCAAGATATTGTTGGTGTTTCTCACCCACTTTTGCGATTGCGTAAATGTGAAGTCCAATTGTTTTACCCTTTACTGCAATACAATCAAGTTGTGCCACATCATAAACGTGTTTCACTCGTTCTGCTGTATCTGGACCAATAACCAGCAGAACTCCATAACCTTTTGTTTGTCCCTCAAGACGTGCAGCAGTTGACACTGAGTCACCGAGTACGTCATAACCATAACGATCGTTGGCACCGATGTTACCAATCAAAGTTGGACCAGTGTTTACACCAGCACCCATACCAACTGGTGGACGACCTTCTGCTTGAAGTTCTTTGTTAAACTCTTCAATTGCATCAATCATCTCAAGAGCAGTCTTAACTGCAGTAACTGCGTGGTCATTATCATCAACAGGTGCGTTGTGAACGTGTAGAGATGCATCACCAATAAACTTGATAATACAACCACCATTCTTTAGCACTGGCTTAGACAATGCATCCATATAACGATTCATAACTGCAGTCAAACCTTGAACGTCAGCACCGAATGATTCACCGAGTGTAGTAAATCCACGAAGGTCTGTCATGACAATAGACAGATCTTTCTTCTCGCCTTTTAGTCGCTCTGCTGCACCTTCAGGATCTTCTGCCAGTTGGTTAACAATGATTGGAGAGACATATCCTCCAAACTGTTTTTTAATTTGCTGTTTTGCACGCAACTCGACAAGGAACTTGACAATGTATCCATGGAAGCTGGCAATGAATATGGTAAGAATCGGGAATACAGCATCAAGTAGATACCCATGTCCCATAAAGAGTTGGAAGCCACCATAATAGGCGATTGCTCCCAAAGCGAG